GCATTAAGAACAGTTAAGATAGAACTTGAAAAAGCAACTCCAACTACTAAAAATCCGTTGACCGAATATGAAAATGGTTGGCGATTTATCGTTTGGGTTGGTGGTAATGATGACTACTACAAAAACTTTAGCAGAGCACAAATGGATTACTATAATTGGGTAGCTAAAGATTATGATGATGTTGTTCTTACAGAGATACAAAAAGATGGAACTGAGAAGATTTTATTAAATCAAAAGAAATAAGGTTGACTTCTAAATAATATTTGATCTATCTTTGAAATGCACGGAGCAATATCGGGAATTGCTATTTGCCCAAGTCGGAGAGAGCCTTCACCCCACTACTCTCTTCGACTACTTTATATTCACCATCAAATGCAGAAGGGTGATTTTTCCTAATTTCAGAAAGTCTAGCAACAATTTCTTCACGAGAGAGTTTATCTAAATTATGAGTAACATTTGTTTCCCTACGATCAATCGCAAGACCACCGAGTGCAGACCTTATCTTCTCTGCGTTCACGGCTGCCGAGAATTGTCCAGATTCTTCTGCACCTCTGGAGAGGTCTGCAAACCTTTTCATCTGACCAATCAAAGTTACTCCATATCGTCTTTCACGATTTTCTCGGAGGTCTTTTATATGTTCGTTTACCAACGGGAAATTTCTACCATTGAGAAGCAGACTTGCAGTCTTACGAGCTTGTCCTTCAGAATATCCTGCTTGTCTAGCACATTCCGAATTAGAATTCGTACCTTCTACAATAAGTTTAGCAAAAGTTTTTTGTCTATTAGTCAATGGCATAACCCCATAGTAGAGTTTCTCCCATATTTTATCAATAAAAAAAGGAAAAAAAATGACGCGGTCGGCTTTGAAGTGTAGAAAGTGTAACCAAAGTGTAGAAAGAACCTCTAGTACTACCAAGGGTTACAGAGTGTTTTCTACGTTTCTACACTTTCTACACCTATTTTTAAAAAAAATTATTAAACAAAAAAATATGACAGAAACTCTATGTAAAAAAAACTTTGTATGCTACTTGACTTATGTGATCCCATGTATTACTTATATATAAATAATAATAACTACATTAGGAGATATTGTGGGAAAAACTAAAAGACTCTTGGAAGACAAAATTGACGAAGAAGTCGGAGATTATGTTGATGGCATTATTCCTAGAGATAAAGTAAGTGAATATGCCGAAGAAATGTATGATCTTGATGAAGAAGATTTACGTTTTAAATCCTTAAATGTCCGTGTTTCGGTGTACGAGCAAATAAAACGGATAGCCAAGAAAGACAACAGAACTATTAATGCAACAGTAGCATTGATGGTTAAAGAAACTTTAAAAAATAGGAGGAAAGAGATTGTCTAAACCAAATATGAAAATCCATACGACCACTGACTACGATCAGTTTAAATATATAAAAGGTAATCGAGACGTAGTAGAGGCTCATGTTAAGAGTTTATCAGAGCAAATAACTATAAAAGATTTTCAGATACCTATAATAGTAAATGAGAAGATGGAAGTATGTGAAGGTCAGCATAGACTTGAAGCATATAAGTTTTTAAATGTTCCAATTACTTATATAATAAAAGAGGGCCTGGATATTTTTGATATTAGAAAGTTGAACTCTGTATCAAGAAAGTGGACTATGGAAGAGTATCTTATGAGCCATGTAAAACTAGGTAATACGGACTATGAAATTCTTGAATGGTTTCATAGGCACTATGAGTTTAGTATTTCGGACTCTATCTCTATGTTAAATAATAAAGGTTATCATACGGCTATTGACTTAAATGATTTTAAGAACGGAAACTTTAAAGTTATTGATTTAGAGTGGGCAAAAAGCACGGCTAATAAAATTATGCAAGTTGGAGAATACTTTCCATTTTGGAAGAAAAGAACTTTTGTTGGTGCTATGATTTCTGCACTAAAAGATTCTACTTTTGTTTGGAAAATTTTCGAGGCTAGACTCAAGAATCATTCTTCTAAGTTAAAGAACCAAGGCAGTCGTAATGATTTTATCTTGAATATTGAGAGGTTGTATAATCATAATACGTCTGCATCTAAGAAAATCAGGTTGCAAGTATATGGAACTAGATAATGATTGAACTCTTAAATAGTGTTCAGTTTCCATTAAAGACCGAGCCTTACGATCATCAAAGAGAAGCACTCTTTAGAAGTTATGATAAAGAAAGTTTTGCATACTTCATGGAGATGGGGTGTGGCAAGTCAAAAGTTTTGATTGATAATATGGCTTGGCTTTATTGGCATAGGAAGATAGATACGGCTATTATTGTAGCACCGAAAGGTGTGTATACGAATTGGAGGAACAATGAATTACCGATACATCTATCTGACGATATATCATCAAAGGTATATATATGGAAGGCGAGTCTCACGAAACGAGAAACCACGGAGTTAAAAAGCTCCGTGGGTGGGGAAGCAAGAAGAAACTTACGAATACTACTAATCAATGTAGAGGCTTTTGCGACTAAAAAGATATTCAAGTTTCTTGATACGTTTACCTGGAGAAGTAATTATCTAATAGCCGTTGATGAATCAACAACAATTAAGAATATCAAAGCCAAGAGAACCAAGGCTTTGATAAAATTTGCAGAGGGAGCCAAGTATAAAAGAATACTTACGGGTGCTCCGATAACAAAATCTCCATTAGATTTATATTCACAGTGTTTATTCATGAGTAAAAAAATTTTGGGATTTGATTCTTATTGGTCTTTTCAAGGACGATATGCAGTTATCAAATCAATGAAGATGGGATCACATTCTTTCAATCAAGTCGTGGGGTACAAGAACCTAGACGAGTTGAAGAAAAAGATTGATCCACATTCGTATCGGGTAACTAAAGAAGAAGCACTTGATCTACCACCCAAAACATATGTTACACGGCAAGTTGACATGACAATGGAACAAGAGAGACATTATCAAAGTCTGAAGAAAAGTTCAGTGGCGCTGCTTGAAGATGGCAACATGGTTACTGCACCCGAAGTAATGACACGGCTTTTGCGACTCCAGCAGTTGCTTTGTGGTTATCTTGTTACTGATGATGGAGAGGTAAAACATATACCAAACAATAGGTTATCGACATTACTTGAAGTGATAGAAGAGATGGAAGGTAAAGTTATTATATGGTCTAGGTTTCGTCATGACATCATGAAAATTTGCAGTAGTTTAAAAGGTGCGTATGGACAAGAGTCTACAGTATCTTACTTTGGCGATACGACTATGGCACAAAGGGACGAGGCGATTGCGAGGTTTCAGAACCAGGAAGATCCCACGAGGTTCTTTGTCAGTAATGCACAAACGGGTGGTATGGGAATAACACTTCATGCCGCGACAAATGTAATCTACTATTCCAACGATTTTAATTTGGAGTCCCGTGTTCAATCAGAAGATAGGGCACACAGAGTTGGACAACATAATCCCGTATTATATGTAGATTTAGTTTGTCCCAATACAGTTGATGTGCATATAGTTAAAACTTTAGTTAATAAAAATAAATTAGCAAACATAACATTAGGAGAAAGGGTTTTGGAATGGCTAAAGGTGTAATAAACAATGGGCGATAATGGTAAAAGAGTTAGTTTAAATCACTGCAAAGTATGTGGAATAGAATTACCACCGACAAAAGAAAGACGCACACACAGAAAAATGTGTTGGGATTGTCGGGGGGAATATCAATCACAGAATCAAGACTTGAGACAAATATTTAAAGAACTACAAAAAGAAGCTAAGAAAAGACCCGTAGAAGACGAAGGGGTTTTTGAAGACGATCCAAGAGCAATACAAGAAGATAATATATTTAGGAGGAAATACTATGAGTAAGTTAAGAGGCGAAAAGATTGTAGGTAATGCAGGTGAAAATGCGACAGTTCTTAAACTATCCATGCTTGGTTACGCTGCATCAACTGTGAAACAAGATGGTGTTGATATAGCCGTGGTTGGTGGTGCAGGATTAAAGGTGGCACAACGGGTGGAAGTTAAGACAGTATTACAGAGTGATGATATGAGAAAATATAATTTTACCATATCTAAAGGCACTGACAGAAGGTGCTACACCCGAAAGGATTGTGATATTATAGCATTAGTAGCACTAGATATTACGGCTCATTCAACCTCCAGCACTTGCGCTGTTTTGTTTTTTCCCGTGGAATCTTTTATAAGTGTTAAATCTTTAAGTCTAACTCAGAATGATTTCTTACAACCATCAGAGAAGAATCAATGGAAGTCAGTGTTGGATTATAGCCAAGATATGATGCTAGAGGTTCTTAAAATGGATAAACTTAGAAGAGAATACAAAGTATATGAGAAAGTATAAGATTTTATGCTTGACGTATGTGAATTAATAATGGTAAAAGAAGTTATTAATTCCTTAGAATTAATTATTGAAAAAAAAGTTCGGGTAGGGAATTGCATGTTTCTCCTTTCAGTTATGGTTATCCCTACCCATTCTTTTCTAGGAGTAAAAAATGGATACAGATAAATGGAAGTCAATAGCCGTGCCGATTGAGACATGGAAGAAACTCAATCAATTAGCCACAGAAAATTTTAGAACTGTGGGTGGTACAATTACTTATTTGACACAAAAAGAATACGAGTCCCAAAAACTCGTTGACGAGAAGGTATAATAATATAAACTATATCTTCTATTAACCGCCGAAGGGCATAAACTTTAACGTAGAAGGAGAGAACGATGAGTGATGTGTATTCACTATTTGAGAAAGAGGCAGCTGACCCTCAAGCATTTAATAAAGTCAGAGAAGGCGACACTAAAGATTTGTCGTCTTTAATTCGTAGGTCTATTGAGTTAGATCAACATATCAAAGATACCGAAGCACAACTAAAAGACCTTCAACAAAAGAAAAGATCTGTAGATGAGGAAGATATTCCATCATTGATGCAGACTATGGGTGTTGAAAGTCTGACAGTTGATGGTAGCAAAGTTACTATAGATAAGTATGTTTCTGCTAGAATACCCGAAACTAAGAAGCAAGAGGCTTTCCAATACTTAAGAAGTATTGGAGAAGGCGATCTTATCAAGAACGAAGTTATCGTGAGCTTTAGTATGGGTCAAGATAATCAAGCTGGTTCTGTAGTTGCAGACCTTGAAGACAAAGGTTTTGCACCCGTAAAGAAACAGCATGTTCATCCAATGACTTTAAAAACCTGGATAAAAAATAGAATTGAAAATGGTCACGACATAGACTTTGATCTATTCGGTGTATACCAGGGTAACCGTGCTAAAATTAAAGGGGGTCAATAATGAACCAAGTTGCACAGAAAAAGGCTACAGAAGTGGTAGTATCAGAGTTAGATAAAATGTTACAAGCTGACGCTGGTATTGGTCTTGAGAATATCACTACGGAAGATATGCAGATACCTTTTATAAGGATTATCCAAGCATTATCTCCACAACTACAGAAGGATGATTCTCTGTATATCAAAGGCGCTGAACAAGGCGACATCTTCAATACTGTTACACAAGAAGTGTATAAGCAAGACGAAGGTGTTTTAGTTGTTCCCGCTTTCTTTGAGAAAAAATTCTTGGAGTTTGCACTGCGATCAAGTGGTGGTGGTTTTGTAAGAGAACTATCATCAGATGATAAGGACATAGCATTGACCACCCGAGAGGGTAGCATTGAGATGTTACCGAGTGGTAATGAGTTAGTCCGTGCACATCAACATCTAGTTATTGCTAAATCTGTTGATGGTACGTTTGCACCGAGTGTTCTTGACATGAAAAAAACACAATTAAAAGTGTCTCGAAGATGGAATACTTTGAAGAATAGTGCTAGGTTACCAAGTGGTATGTTAATGCCAATTTACGGAACGGCTTGGAACTTGACCACTGTCTTGGAAGCTAACGACCAAGGTAAATGGTTTAATTATAAGTTGGATCGTGTGACCGATATTACACCCGAGGTAGAGAAGATGATGCTTGAGGCTCGTATGATGTATCAAAGTGTAAGTAAAGGCGAAGTTAAAATGGCTGCTGCATCTGCTGACGAAATAGCAGAGAAAGAAGATGTGCCGTTTTAATTAAACTAGCCGTGTAGATACCTCCTCCATCTGCACGGCTTTTTATTTTTGGGAGAGAAGAGTGAATTTAACAGAAGAATTATTACTTGCGTTTGAAGGCTTTGACGGAGCACACGGACAGACGGAAGTTTCAAATCAAAGAATGAACGGCAAACAAAAAGCCAAATCATTTATCGTAAGAAATCCATTAACATTAGAACTTATGCAAGGACATATAGACGGCAAAAAAGGTGTCGGTTCTATACCTATCAATGCAGAAAACAAATGTAAGTTTGGTGCATTAGATATTGATGAGTATCCTTTGGATCACAATGCCTTGGTGGACAAATTAGAAAAATTAAAAGTACCGTGTATCGTGTGCCGTAGTAAAAGTGGGGGTGCACATATATTCTTTTTCTTTACGGAGTGGATGGAAGCTGTTGATTTCAGAGATAAATCTGCCGAGATAGCAGCTGCATTAGGTCATGGACGTTGTGAGATATTTCCAAAGCAAGAGCAGGTGTTGGTGGAGCGAGGGGATGTAGGCAATTTTATAAACCTACCATACTTTGATTCTGAACAGACTCTGCGATTTGCCGTAATCAAGGTTGGCAAAAAATATACAGAGGCAACACTTTCTGAGTTCATAGAGCAAGTACATAAGATAAAGTGTGATCCCAAAAAATTCATGGAACTATCTGTGGGTGGTAAACCAAACCTATTTCCTGGTTATGTTCCGTGCCTCAAGTCATTATTGAGCATGGGTATATTTGAGGGTGGCAGAAACAAGGCAGCTTTCCAACTTGGAGTTTTCTTACAAAAAGCATCTCCGAATGATTGGAAGATGCAGTTGGAGCAGTTGAATGTAAAACATTTTACACCACCTTTACCAGCATCAGAGATAGTGACAGTCCAATCTACATTAGAGAAGAAAGAATATCAGTATCTATGTAAGGAAGAACCCATGTCATCACATTGTAATCAAAGTGTATGTCGTGGATTGAAGCATGGTATTGGTGCTACATCAATGCCTGCTATCAGTGGACTATCTGTAATTCTATCGGAGCCTAGACTTTGGTTCTTGGATATAGATGGCAGAAGACTTGAGTTAACAACAGAAGAACTACAAGCACCGAGGCTATTTCAGAGAGCATGTATGGAGCAGTTGAACTTTATGCCACCAAAGATGAAGGACGGAGATTGGGAAGTACAAGTCAATGGTCTGCTTGAGAACTGCAATGAGATAGCCGTGCCACAAGAACTGACATACAAGGGACAGTTTCTATCTTACCTAGAACTGTTTTGCACCGGCAGAGTACAAGCACAGAGTTTTGAAGAAGTTGTTATTGGTAAACCATACACAGATGTAGAGGATGCGAGAACCTTTTTTAAGATAGATGCGTTGATGGAGTTCTTGAGAAACAGAAAGTTTGATAACTACACAAGAGCACAAGTCCAAGAGAGATTGAAAGAGATAAATAATGGAGATAGTTCCGTAGTTAAAAAGTTTCAAACATCACAAGGTAAATGGAAATCCATTAGGGTTTGGTGGATACCAGAGTTTGGTGGAGACGTAGAACTTAAACCAATTACTATAGAAGAAGAGGAGGTCCCATTCTAATGACAAAACTATACACAACTGCACCAACTACAATTTTTGGACCACCTGGAACAGGAAAAACAACAACTCTAATTAATATAGTGCAAGAAAAGTTGCTTGATGGTGTTAGACCTGAAGAAATTGGGTTCATGTCTTTTAGTAGAAAAGCCGCAACAGAAGCAAGAGAAAGAGCTTCAATAATCTTGGATTTAAATCCGAAGGACATGATCTATTTTAGGACGTTACACTCTCTTGCTTTTAGTTGGCTTGGCTTGAGTACATCAGAAGTTATGTCGGGCCGTGATTATAATGAACTAGGTAAACTTGTTGGTTTAGATTTCAGAACTACACAAACAGTGAATATGGAAGAAGGTGCACTATTTAATATAGGTGCGGGTGGCGATAAGTATATGTCATTGATACAGTATGCGAGAGTTAAAAAAGTTGATCTTGAAGAAGAGTTTCATAAAGGTTGGGATCAAAGTTTAAATAAACAACAATTACTAGTGTTGGACAAGGCTTTCAAGGATTATAAAAGAGCAAATCGAAAAGTTGATTTTATTGATATGATAGAAAGATTTATATGGCAAGATACATCTCCCGAGTTTGAGTTACTTATCATAGACGAGGCACAAGACTTGGCTCCACTGCAATGGGAGATGGTTCAAGATGTATTAGTTCCTAACTCTAACGAAATTTACTACGCTGGAGACGATGACCAAGCTATATATTCTTGGATGGGTGTTGATGCTGATAACTTTCTTAATGCTAGTAGTGATAAAATAATATTAGATCAATCATATCGTGTTCCCGAACATCCATTTGCTTTTGCAAAAGGATTGACCGATCAAATCACGAAACGAGAAAATAAAGAATGGAAACCAAAGGAAGAAAAAGGTTTTGTTACATGGCATAATAATATCCTTGACGTTGACATGAGAGAAGGCGAGTGGTTGATTCTTACAAGAACAAACTACATAGCTAATAAAGTTTGTCAGAGTTTAAGAGACGAGGGTTATGTATTTTGGAGAGAGGGCGAAGGGTGGTCTGTATCCATCAATGTATTGGTAGCAATAGAAGTATGGATAAAACTAAAACGCGGTGCGACAGTACCAGCAGATTTACTTAAACCTTTTTCAAAACTTATAGATCCTAAATATATACAAAGATCGGGTAGAAAAATTATGTATTCTCTACCAGACGATGAAGAATATACATTAATTGATTTAAAAAGATTATGTGGCTTTGAAGCAAATAACTTTGTAACATGGCAGAACGTCTTAAAAGTATCTGAACAAGTTGCTGCATACATAGTCTCTGTACGAAGGAGAGGCGAGAAAATTCTCTCGGCTGATCCTAGAATCCGTGTATCTACAATTCATAGAGCAAAAGGTGGAGAAGCAGATAATGTAGCATTATTATTAGATTCAACGAAGGCATGTGTAGAGAGTGAAGATCAAGATGCCGAGAGAAGAGTATGGTATGTGGGTGTAACTCGAGCAAAGAAAGAGTTACACATAGTGTGTAAATCGGGACAATATGGATTTGAGTTATGAAAAAGAATAGAAAACATTTTTTAGATGAGGCAGAGAAACTAATTAATGGTCCGAGAGCCAAAGAGTATGGGCCTGCTAAATTTAATCATGAAAGAATAGCCAAGATATGGTCTGTTATATTGGCAAGAGAAGTTACGGCACAAGAAGTTGTGGCTTGTATGGTTGGTGTAAAACTAGCTAGATTAGCAGAAACGATAGAACACGATGACAGCTGGGTCGATATAATAGGCTACGCTGCATTAGGTGGAGAAATTATTAATGACAAGTGACCAATACCACTTATTGGAACAAGACATAAAAGACGTAGCATGGGGTAATGTAGATTCGGATTGGACACCACCCGAAACTATACCCGATCTATCACAGTATGATACGATAGCTATTGACCTGGAGACAAGAGATGAGAATCTTTTAAGACTAGGGCCTGGTTGGTGTAGAAAAGACGGACATATAATAGGTATTGCAGTAGCAGCTGGAGATAGCTCTTGGTATTTTCCCGTTGCACATACTGTAGGTAACATGCCGAAGAACGCAGTATATAAATGGCTTACTAAATTATGCAGTGATACTACTAAAACTTTCGTGTTCCACAATGCGTTGTACGATTTGGGTTGGCTACGAGCCGAGGGCATAGAAGTCAAAGGCAAGATCAGAGATACAATGGTAGCCGCTCCATTGTTAAATGAGAATAGAAGATATTACAATCTAAACTCATTAGCAGGAGATCATCTTGGTACATATAAAGATGAGAAGATGCTTAAGAGTGCTGCCGAAGAATTTGGTGTAGATCCAAAGTCTGGTATGTGGAAACTACCTCCTCGTTATGTCGGTGCTTATGCAGAACATGACGCTGCCATAACTTTAAAATTATGGGATGTGTTAAGAAAAGAAATAACCAAGGAAGAATGTAGTGGCATCTTTGATTTGGAAACTAGACTCACACCTTTGCTTCTTGATATGAAAACAGAAGGAGTAAGAGTAGATATACCCAAGGCAGAATTAGTTAAGAAGGAATTAGCTAATTTAGAAAGATCACTTGTAGAGGAGATAGTCAAAGAAACTGGAGTCACGGTTGAACCTTGGGTCGCTACATCTGTAGCAAAGGTCTTTGATGCTGTGGGACTTGCGTATTCTAGAACAGAAAAGTCCGGGGCCCCCGCGTTTACAAAACAGTTTCTTGCAAATCATCATCATCCTATTGCGAAGAAGATTATAAAGATAAGAGAGATTAACAAAGCCAACACGACTTTTATTGATACAATTCTTGAACATTCTCATAATGGTAGAATACATTGTGATTTTCATCCTTTACGTTCTGACGGCGGTGGAACTGTTACAGGTCGTTTTAGCTCGTCTAATCCTAATTTACAACAAATACCTGCAAGAGATCCATATATAAAAAAATTAATTCGAGGTTTATTTATTCCAGAAGATGGATCGAAATGGGGATCATTTGACTATGCGTCTCAAGAACCAAGATGGCTTGTTCATTACTGTGCCACACTTACGGGTATTGATAGACACCCACAGATAGATGATGTTGTATCTTTATATAATAAAGGCGAAGCTGACTTTCATCAGATTGTTGCAGATATAGCAGGTATACCTAGAAAACAAGCGAAGACTGTGAATCTTGGATTGATGTATGGAATGGGTAAAGGTAAACTAGCAAACATTCTTGATCTATCTGTAGATGAAGCAACTGCTCTTTTAAATAAATATAATGATAAAGTTCCGTTTCTAAAATCAATATCAGAAAAGACAACAAAGAAAGCATCAGAGAGTGGTATTATCAGAACTTGGTTGGGCCGTAAGTGTAGATTCAATATGTATGAACCTATCTCTTATCAGTACAATAAAGCATTACCTATGAAAGAAGCTATCGCTGAATATGGTGGTAAGGGTAGAATCAGAAGAGCTTTTACATACAAGGCGCTGAATAGATTGATTCAAGGGTCAAGTGCTGACCAAACCAAGAAAGCAATGGTCGATTGTTATGAAGCTGGTCTTACTCCTATGCTTACAGTTCATGATGAATTGTGTTTTAACATTCAAAATGACAAACAAATTAAAGAAATTAAAGAAATTATGTCTAATTGTGTGCCCGAACTTAAAATACCCTTTGATGTAGACGCTGAAATGGGATCAAATTGGGGAGAAGTTGGATAGTAAAGAATACAAAAACACACAAAAACCAAGGTATTTTTAGGGTATAATCACACACGGGACATTTGTTTCGGCTCTGTACGGGCATCCTAGAGCCTAGTTTTTTCTCACGGGTTTGCAATATGCCGTGATTTTACCTATTTTACCATCTAATAGTGGAACATTTGGTTGATCGTTCAATCGTCTAGCAAAATACAAACAAGTGTTAATATTTTCAAATTTTTGTGTCTGGTTTATAACTCTTTCGTTGAGCATA